TAGCAGCTGCTTGACTGCCTTTGATTTGATGAAGCCAAACAGGATTGGCTTTAGTAGTAAAACCATGGAAGCGCTGTATGTGCCGGAAGTCTAAGTCCGGTTTGCGTGGCCTTCCAGTCGTGCCACATTCTGCTCTAGGTCTGAGATTCGAGCGAATAGCTCCTGATCCCTTACGCGCAAGTCGGCATGGAGCACATCCATTCTTGACGCTAAATTATCGACAGCCGAGGTCAACCGCACCAAAGAATCCCTGCCGCTTTGACTTTCGCGGTTTGCTCCACGAACGCCAGAAGCAGCCACTCCAATCGACGCCCCAGCAACAGCAGCCCAGATTTCAACCACCATTCGACCTATAGCGTTGCTTCATCATGGCAGAAGAACAGGCTAAGCAAGACCAAGAGCAAGACAACTCACGTTTAGGCGATGTTGTCAAAGTCGTGCTGCTTAGCTGGGCAATGGCAATCTTGACGGCAAATTACTTGGGTGTCTTCAAGCAATCTCTTGACCCCACCTACCCAGCTTCCATCCTTTCTGGAACGGCGGCTTCCTTTGGCCTAGCTGTTGGCGGCAATAAAAAGAAAAAAGAAGAGCCTACAATTAAGACAGAAGCCGCTACATCCAAACCCAAATGAAACGTTTTCTTTTTGTATCGTGCTTAACATTTTTTGCGGCAAGTCCTGCTTCGGCAGATATTACGCACAAAATACAATCCAGCATTTCGCTAACTGTTGATGGAGCCGCGTCCCAAGCAACTCGAATCGGTTCTACTGTGTCGGTATCTGGGTCTAACGTCACTTTGGGTACTGCTCCATCTTTGGGGGCACTTACTCCCGGTTCCGCTGTTGGTTACACTCCTGGCGTTTATTCTGTTACTACTTCTGGTGACGCTTTTTCATATTCAGAATCGTTTATAGAAGGAGACGCCACTCCTTCCGCCACAACAGTTAGCAGCGGCGTTATTGGATCATTACCAATGTTGGGTAACACCACGACAACATCTGGCGGTGTGGCGGGCGCTTTGGCTGGAACGATTGCAACTGATGGCGCTTTAACCATTACGGCTGGCGGTGCTGGTACTTCCGCAATTGGCCAAGTTATCCAAGAATTAACAGTCAAATAATGCGAGTTTTTTTACTTGTTCTATACGCAATTTTTGACTTGTTAGCAACTGCTGCTCCAGTGGCAGCTGTTCCCGTTGTCCCTAACTTCTCACAAGGTGTTTTGTCTTCAACAACACGCACCAAAACAAAAGTAACTGAAGTTATCAACTCTTATGAGTACAGAACAGGCTATGAATACACCGTAACCGGAACAAATATTGCCCCAGTTGGCGGAGCCATTGCTCCGGCTAGCCTAACTTCAACAACAAATACTCTTAATGGCGTTTCTAGTCGTTGGACTGGTCTTGACCCTGCTAGCAAACCTGTTTGGAACATCGTCAAGGAATCCAAAGCGTTCCAATTCTCAGAAACACTCCAAGGGCCAGGGCTCACAACCCACACTCTGATCAATAGGGACACAGACATTGAATCTTTAACTGAAACGACAAGCACCTTTAGCCAATGAAACGAGTCATTGCAGCCCTTTTGCTTGTCGCTGGGCCTGTCAATGCTCAAGTCTCAAGCACTGCTGCCCCAGTCGCAAATAGCTCTGGATCGGTTACGAACCAAGCCGTTCAGGTAGTACCCAGCAGGCAATTTACTAATACATATGGTTCAGGGATAAGCTGCCAAGGAGCAACGCTAAACATTAATCCTTTTATTAGCTCGACAACAGGCTGGGCGCAGCCATATGAAAAATACTACAGAGAACCTGTCTACGACACGCTTGATCTTGTTGGTGCGTTCGACCCTGAAGGAAATCCCGTTCCAGATGGCAGGCCGGATAATCCCGGCAACATTCTTTTTTATAAACCAGTCAGAACAGGACAAAAAACCAACCTATCGATTAACGGCGGCATTACTGCCACAATTTCGATACCGCTGGATCGCCATCATGTACGAACTTGTCGAAAAGCAGCCGAAAAGCAAGTGGCGCTTTTAGACGCAACACTTGCAGACAAAAGACTGAATTACGAAATCGCAAGGCTTAAAAACTGTGCAAACCTCATGAAAGAAGGCATCATGTTTCATCCCAAAAGCCCGTATAGCAAAATCTGTGCTGATGTTGTCTTGACTAATCCGCCAGGTGTTCTGCCGCCCCACATCCATTCAATACCTACTTCTTTAAAGACCGTTGAAACTTCCGGCGCTGCCAAGCCGACTCAACAACAACTTTCTTCCCCAGCTTCTCCTTAATCTTCTTAATTGTCTTTTTGACAATAGGTTTGACGGCTTTCAACAAAATATCGCCTAATGGCTTGGCAAGAATTGCTGATGTAACACCTATCGCCGCCACCGTTGCAGTCGTGACGACAACAGGCGTACCAGGTAAATGGTTGCCGAGAATCGCTGGTATGTCCAACGGCTTGAGCTGTGCTTGGCATTCTCCGTCGACTCGCTCATAACCAAGGATCACAGCCGTTTGCAGTTTATTTTTAGCGCCAATAGGTATTGCATCGGGTGGCGGACATGGCAGTTCCGCATCTACATTTGGAATGCCAGACAGTTGGGAGGCTGCTGGTGAAGGGGACGCAGCCGGTTGTTTCGAGTCAACCGGTTTTTCTTTTGGTGCCTTAATTGCTGGCGGCTTGGCTGATCCATACGTCAACGTCCCAGGCGTAAAGTCCAATGCGTCATACGACGGCATCGTTCCATCACAGACAACGAAGTTGCCCCTTGGGTCGTTGTTATAGGCATTTTGGTTCCCTGGTTGCGTATTCCTGGTTTTAACGCAGCCAGGAACATCAGCAACGGGAAAGCCAAATCCAGGTATGGACGTGATCGGTGGCTCTCGCGGAATGCTTTGCGGCGGAATACTTCTCCAAGTTGGTATCTCTGGGACGCTTATCCGCCCTACACCAATCTCGGGTATTTCAGGCATTTAAACGCAAAATCGCACGATTCAAATACCAAGAAGCTTTTTGCAGGTCTTGTGACGCATTGCCTTTATGCCACGCACGCAGCAGATATTTCAACGTTTGCCCCATCAAATAACCAACGACTGGTTCAGGGGCTCCAGCCACCACATCTTCAATAATTTCGATTGCTTCTACCCGACCTTGGGTGTAATGAAAGGGAGAGTTTACCGAATCAATCATGGAAGCTTGAAAGGCATCGCCGGGCCAGTTGCAGCCGGTAGTTCCGGCATCACCTCATCAATCTGACCAGGCACCACGTCAGTTACCAGCTTGGTCAGCTCAAGCTTTAGCTCACTCATGTAATACTTCGTCAGCGATGGGATGCGCGTGTAAAGCGTCACCGTTCCAATCACCATGCCTGCAGACATCACGAATGATGCGGCAGATAAAACGTTAAAGACTTTTTGCATGATCAGATTGCAAAGAAAAAACCTCCCCTGCTGTGTGAAGACCAGGGAAGGCTGCAGTTGCTCTGTTAAAGGCTAACTCAGAAGTTGTACTTCACGCCCACCTTGGTTCCAAAAGAAGGGTCGTTCTCTGCAGTGATGAACGACAGCTCGCCATAAACGCCAAACTGCTCTGTTGCTTGAACGTTTCCGCCCAGCTTTCCGGACAGCTCAAATTCGCCGTCTTCACCTTGTGGTGAAACAAACGCTGGACCACCCTGCACGTAATAGCTGTAAACACCTTCGCCGCCTTCAAAACCAATGTGAACATCGGTTGTTGCGCCTAGATAGTCGCCGCCTGAATAACCAGCGTTATTCTCTACGTTGACATAAGGGCCTGCCAAGGCAGCTGAACCAGCGAGAACACCAGAAACAGCTACTGCGAATGCTTTGATCATTATTAGAAAGGGTTGAGTTTTCTTGAGCCAGATTAGCTGGCCCAGTCAATGGACAGTTGCCGATCTGATCCTTAGTTTTCATCCGTTCCAGGGAACGTGGAGAAGTGTTTTTTATGTAATCCGGTGTAAAGACCACGCTTTGGATGATCCGCTTTATCGCGGCCTTCAAGCTTATAGAGCATGTCCATCCACGTAACGCGGTTGTTCATTGCTTCAAGATCCTCCGCACCCGGCTTGCAAGGAATCAGTGGATCGGGTCTAGCGGTCACGTCGTTCATCCTCGTAAAGGTCGTCGTCTGGATTGAAAGCTAAAACAAGGGCAGTCAGCACAACCCCAGCCAATACGCCAAAAGCAAACATTATTCAGAAACCTCTTCTTCAACCACGTTGTCTGGGTCGGCAGTCCATGCAGGGTAATCCGCTCCAGTCACATATTCAGCCAAGGCTTGGACACGCGCTAAATCGGCATGGGGTGATACATCACCAATTGAAGCGCAGTTCTCGATTGCTGTGATCTTGGTGCCGCATTCAGTGCGAATGGTTTGACGCCAGGTCTTCCAGCCAGCATTCATCGTGGTGCCACGTTCTTTGGCTTTGATGACGCGCCAATCAGAAGGGGCAAGCAACGTGTTTGCTGTGCGCTTTGTTTGAGCAACCCAGTTGGTTTGTAAGTCTGTATAGGTCTTGGGAATTAGGTTGCCGTCAGCGTCAAATCCCCAATAAAACTTTTGGTCGTAATAGGGAGCCACATCGCCCCAAGTAATTCCTAGTTCTGCACGATCTTGTGAACTGCTTAATCGAAGCCAGTTTGCAGGGTATTGAACGTCGTTATGCTCCCACGGAATATCCATGGGTAAACCGCGCGTGCCGATGTAATAGCCCATGAGGATGCAGGTGATGAACGAAGTTTAACGAGCAAGCCCGCCATTAGCCTGGAACGGATTTTCTGCGAAGGCGGCGTAAATCATCGTGTGACCAGCGGCAGGGTTAATGCCGTTGGATGTAGTTCTCAACTTGAACCCATTAGACAAAATATCAATCCTCGTGCTATTAGATTCAGCATTGGAAGCATTGGGGAACAAATACGGTCCAACAGGGTTGTAATTACCACGAGCAGAGTCGTACAAGTCCCAAGTACGTATACCATCGTTGATGTTTTTGATCAGAATCCAGCTCGGCCTAAACCCGGTATAAACAAAAGGCCCATCAGTGGATCCATTGCCGGTGTAACTGCCCATTGCGCTGTAGCCCGCGACAGGTGCGAAGCAGTAGGCAACCTGATTTCCATTATTAGGGCCTGCAGTTGTATATGTCTGCGAAAAGACTGTGTTATTTACAGTGCCCCAATAATTTGAAAGCGTACCGGCAGCGCTAGTGGTATTAAGGTTTAGATACTTGCCGTTTCCTAAATCCTTAAAGTAGACATACCAGTTATCTGCACTGTCTCGTCGTTTGACGATAATCATATGTGGTTCAGCGTTCAGTCCATGCCCATAACTTGCAGTGCTTGATCCTGATCCTGTATAGGTAACGATTGAAAACCCAACACTTGGCTGTGCTCTTACTTGTGAAGCAACGCTGCCGTCGTTGTTAGTTACCGTCGATGTTCCGGCGTCCCACGCCCAGGCAACGTAAGCCTGGCCGGAGCCATTTACATACGAAGTGGCATCCGAACCTTTTATAATAGAGAACCCATTTGAGTTGAAGGCACTTAGATAGCCAAACGTTGAACCATCGCTAAGGCTTCCTTCTGCTCCAGTAGTGTTGCTTGCGAGTGCAGTGTTAGGGCCAACTCCACGGATCTGGTCGTACAGAGTATGCGAATATGCGGACGATCTATTTTTGATAAATACAAAGTCTGGGCTAAAAGATAGCCCGGTGATGTTTCTGGATGAAGATGAGCCATCGCCAGTCCATAACTTCGTATCAAAATACTGACTGCCATCCGCAATCGTTGGGGTCGGTAGATTCGTTGTGCAGAGTGCTTTGTAGCCGCTTGGTGCGGTATGCGCGAATGCGCGTTGGCCGAAGTTCACAATGCCTGTAGGCGGCCCACCGAAGGACCCGACAAAGAATGAATAAGTACCAGAGATGCCGGTAAAAGCTGTGCCTTGGCTTACTCCGTTCTTGTAAAACGTCAGCGTTCCATTGTCAGCATCAAAAGCCGTACCAATGACATCACCATTCGCCAAAGTGGCTCCGTAACTTGCGCCACTGCCTGCGTTGGTGTACTTGTTAGCAGTGCCCGTATAAATATAAGAGTTATCGTAATTGCGCGAACCTGACTTACGA